CAGCACGACGACGCGCTGACTAGGTGCGATGCGGTTCTGTAGGGCCTTGTTCGTCCAGTAGGCCCACTGGGAGCGCCCAGCCTTGTCCATGTCGGCCAGGGCGCAGTTATAAGGCTCGATTATTTGGTCAAGCTCCACAAGGCCATGCAGGGCGCTTAAGATCACGGCGTCGGCCTCGGCACGCTCAGCGGCGGCCAGGGAAAACTTAAAGGCTTGCCCTTGGTACAGGTCGCGCGCGGGCGCGGCGCGGTCAAGCTTCTTTCCCGAACAGGCGATTAAATAAATTGGGCGCATTAGAAAAGCTCCTCTTGAGTAGGTGCGTCGGCTCGCACTGGTAATGCCTGGTAAACGACCGCGGCTCCGTGTTCGCGGTTGTAGCGTTCGATTTGCTCGCGCGTAACATTAAAGCTTGCGGGGTGTTCGCCAGCGCGTAGTAGGGCGGCGCTCTTTTGATAATTCTCTTCCGCGTTCAAAAGGTTGCGGCGCGCTTCCTCTGCCGGCGTGACATAAGCACGGCGCCCGACTCCAGCGCCAGCACGGCGCTTCCCCTGCATAGCATCGGCAAGCTCACGGCGCGCTAGTGCAAGCTCCTTCCGAAGCTCTACGGGGTCTGTAGGGCGGTTCCACCTGTTAGGCCAGGGGAACGGTGCGTTCAGTGTTAGAGGGTCGGTTGTCATTGGGTGTCGCTCCTTACTGATAGGAGTCCCGATCTTATCATGAGTTCTTGACTGTCAAGCATTTTATTGCTCAGGCTTTCTTACCCGTTACAGCTCGAATAGGTAAGGTTTGCATAGTGAAAATACATACAGTAGAATCCGTTCTCAGGTTGTACCCGTCTTGTTCCTATTTGGAAGCCAATAAATGCCGCGCAAGCGATTGACTCGTCAGCAGATTAAAGAAGGGCTGGAACAGATTCCAGTCGAGCAAGTTTTGCTCGGTCATAGTCGCGCGCATGGTGTCGCACTCACTGCTAAACAATTGAAGTTTGCTGAGGAACTGGCCAGGGGCGAGAGCAAGGCGGGAGCGTATCGGAAGGCGTATAACACCAAAACGAGTCCAGGCGCTCAGAGCGTAGAAGGCGCCAGGCTGAGCAAGAACCCCAAGATCGCACTCCAGGTCGAGGCGATAAAGCTCGCATTGGAGGCGGAGAAGTATGCGACCCCCTTACATCTTCGGGCCTTGATAATCCAGAAGTTAACCGAGAAGGCGCTGGATCCCGACGTTAACCACGCCCAGCAACTACGCGCGCTTGAGTTGTTGGGGAAGGTCACAGAGATTGCCGCGTTCACTGAGCGCCGGGAGACCGTGCATGTACACGACGCGCAAACCCTGCGCGATAAGCTCATGCACTCCCTGCGCATGGTGGCCGACGCGCAGACGGTCGATTACCAGGATGCCGACTCCCTGCTAGCCGAGCTTGCCGATGCGCCAGGCGACGACCCCACCCCACTCGAACCCCTGCCAGGCGAGACCCCACCAGCCCCCGACCCCCAAGATTCTGAGCGCGCAGGCGGCAATACTACGCATAGTAATCCGCTCAAAGAATCCGACGACTGTAACAATGTTACCGAGGATGACTGTAACAATGTTACGCATGATGAAAGTAACGATGTTACCGACTGTAACAATGTTACAGATGACGAGGAGACTGTAACACATGTTACAGTCGTTGCGAAAACACAACACTCAGACTGTAACGATGGGGGTGGGGGTGTTGAATTATTGGAAGCTAAGGACAAGTGATGGATATAGAAACCCCCCCCTTGTCTTTTTGGGTCCCCTCTAAATAGGTGGGGTATGACTGAAGCTCAGAAGGAGATTTATCTTGTTATTGATGGCTGGTGGAAGAGGTATGGGTATGGGCCTTCTATTGATGAGATCATGAGTCTGACTGGTGAGCGCGGGCGCGGGAATGTTTCTAGGAAGATGTGGCGGCTGGTTGAGCTTGGCATCTGTAAGGGGATCAAGGGGAGGCCGCGCAGCATACGGCCTTCTTATCTAAGGGTGTATAACATTGAGTAAAATTCTTGAGCTGATTGAGAAGTTGCCGGAGGGGGAGCGGGAGTCTCTCCTCCTTATGGCGCAGCAGTATCAAGATGCTCTTATGCGGGAGCAGGGGCAGAAGTCTTTTATGTCCTTTGTTAAGTCAATGTGGCCGGGATTTATCCACGGCAGGCACCACGCCGTTATGGCTAAGAAGTTTGAAGAGATTGCTGAGGGGAAGTTAAAGAGGCTGATTATTAACATGCCTCCCCGGCATACGAAGTCGGAGTTTGCATCCTATTTATTGCCGGCCTGGTTTTTAGGGAAGTACCCGGGCAAGAAGATCATCCAATGTTCGAACACGGCAGAACTGGCCGTTGGCTTTGGACGGAAGGTCAGGAACCTTGTGGACGGGGAGACGTATGCCAAGGTCTTCCCCAATGTATCCCTACGGCATGACTCAAAGGCGGCGGGCCGTTGGTCTACTAATGAGAACGGGGAATACTTCGCTATCGGGGTGGGGGGTACGGTAACTGGTAAGGGTGCCGACCTTTTGATTATTGACGATCCCCATTCGGAGCAAGAGGCGGCGCTGGCGTCCAATGACCCCAGCATTTACGACAAAGTCTACGAGTGGTTTACATCCGGCCCACGGCAGCGTCTCCAACCTGGAGGCTCCATAGTCGTCGTGATGACCCGCTGGGGTAAGAGAGACTTAACCGGCCAAGTCTTAAAGGCGGCTGCTCAGAGGGGCGGGGAGGAATGGGAGGTTGTTGAGTTCCCAGCGATCCTTCCGTCGGGCAACCCCCTGTGGCCAGAATTTTGGTCGTTTGATGAACTAGACGCTCTGAGGAATGAACTGCCCAATCCCAAGTGGCAGGCTCAGTATCAGCAAAGCCCGACATCTGAGTCGGCTGCGATTATTAAGCGGGAGTGGTGGAAGATCTGGGAGGAGGAGAGCCCGCCCCCGTGTGACTACACTCTCATGGCCTGGGACACGGCGTTTGAGAAATCAAGCCGGGCTGACTACTCGGCAATGACACTTTGGGGAGTCTTTGAGCACCCAGATGATAACGGTATTTACCAAACCAACATTATTTTGTTGAATGCTTTTAGAGATCGGATGGAGTTTCCAGAACTAAAGAAAAGGGCGATAGAGCACTATAGGGACTGGGAGCCGGATTCGGTGATTATTGAGAAAAAAGCTTCTGGTGCGCCATTGATCTATGAAATGCGCGCAATGGGAATCCCGGTGCAGGAGTTTACCCCTGTACGCGGAAACGATAAGATTTCAAGGGTAAACGCTATTTCCGACTTATTTGCATCAGGACGAGTATGGGCTCCCCCATCTCGATGGGCCGAAGAAGTAATTGATGAGGTCGCCAGTTTCCCCTCGGGGGAGCATGACGACTATGTGGATACCGTGTCCCTAGCAATGATGCGATTTCGTAAAGGTGGCTTTATCAAAACCCTCTTAGATGAGGAAGATGAGCCACGTGAATTTAGGCGGCATGTCGCCTACTACTAAAGGATAAATCATGGCAATTGATAAGGCACTCAATCCGGCTCCCCTGGGACTTGGAGAAGACTTACCGCTCGGGCAAGAAATGGAGCCTGCGTTTGAAATTGAGATAGAAGATCCCGAACGGGTAAATATTAGGGCTGACGGCCTAGAGATTGAGCTTGTGCCTGATGATTTCTCTGATGAGTTTAATGAGAATCTGGCCGAAAAGCTGGATGAAGATATTTTGGCCGAGATTGCCGGTGATTTATTGGGCGAATATCAGTCCGATTTAGACTCCCGCAAGGACTGGGTGCAGACTTACGTGGACGGCCTTGAGCTTTTGGGCCTAAAAATTGAGGAAAGAACAGAGCCATGGCCTGGCGCTTGTGGCGTCTACCATCCTCTGTTGTCCGAAGCCCTTGTAAAGTTTCAGTCAGAGACAATTATGGAGACCTTCCCCGCGGCAGGTCCAGTCAAAACCTCGATTCTTGGCCAAGAAACGCCAGAAAGAGTGGAGGCTGCGCTGCGGGTCAAGGAAGATATGAACTATCAACTCACCGAGGTCATGGTTGAGTACCGACCTGAGCACGAGCGGATGCTCTGGGGCCTGGGCCTTTCGGGGAATGCGTTTAAAAAGGTCTACTTTGACCCAAATCTTGAGCGGCAGGTCTCTTTATTTGTACCTGCTGAAGATATTGTTGTCCCCTACGGGGCATCCAGTCTTGAAACGTCCGAGCGCGTGACGCATGTCATGCGGAAAACCAAGAATGAGCTGCGTAAATTGCAGGTCATGGGGTTCTATCGGGACGTTGAGTTGGATGATCCTGTGGATACCCTGGATGAAGTGGAGAAAAAGATTGCCGAACAGATGGGATTTAAGGCATCCCAGGATGATCGGTACAAGTTGCTTGAGATGCACGTTTATCTGGACCTCCCTGGCTACGAAGACAAGGATGACAAGGGCGAAGAAACAGGAATTGCACTGCCTTATGTTGTGACTATTGAAAAAGGCACGGAAGAGGTTTTATCTATCCGCAGGAATTACCACCCCGACGATCCAAACAAGCAGAAGAGGAACCACTTTGTACACTATGGCTATGTACCTGGATTTGGCTTTTATTGCTTTGGCCTTATTCACCTCATTGGCGCTTTTGCTAAGTCCGGAACCTCGATACTTCGCCAGCTTGTTGATGCTGGTGTGCTGTCAAATCTTCCTGGTGGCTTTAAGACTAAAGGTCTTAGGGTAAAAGGGGACGATACACCGATTGCTCCAGCCGAGTTCAGGGATGTGGATGTAGCGTCTGGCACGATCAAAGACAACATCATGACTCTTCCCTACAAGGAGCCGAGCCAAGTACTTTATACATTGCTTGGCACAATCGTTGAGGAAGGCCGGCGGTTTGCCTCTGCTGCTGATCTCAAGGTCAGCGACATGTCGTCCCAGTCTCCCGTGGGAACGACCCTTGCCATATTAGAAAGAACTCTTAAGGTGATGAGTGCGGTTCAAGCCCGTGTTCACTACGCCATGAAGCAGGAGTTCAAGCTTCTTAAAAACATCATCCGCGACTACACGCCGGAAGAGTATGACTACGATCCGGTCGAGGGCCCTCCTCGTGCGAAGAGGTCCGACTATGACATGGTCGAGGTCTTGCCGGTATCGGATCCCAACGCGGCAACCATGTCTCAGAAGGTTGTCCAGTATCAAGCAGCTCTTCAGCTAGCCCAATCCGCCCCCCAGTTGTATGACTTGCCCTTGTTGCATCGCCAGATGCTTGAGGTTCTGGGGATTCGCAACGCCTCTAAGTTAGTACCCATCGAAGATGACCTTAAGCCAAAAGATCCGGTATCAGAGAATATGGACGCCCTCAATGAAAAGCCCCTCAAAGCTTTCATTTATCAAGATCATGCGGCGCATATTACGGTCCACATGAGCATGTTGCAGGATCCTGTGACCGCGCAGATTATTGGCCAGAATCCAAAAGCCCAGCCCATCATGGCATCCTTCATGGCCCACATCATGGAGCACTACGGCTTCCAGTACCGCAAGAACATCGAAGAGAAGCTTGGCGTACCGTATCCCGCTCCGAACGAAGAGATGCCAGAGGAGATGGAGGTTGAGGTTTCAAGGCTTGCAGCCGCAGGAGCTCAGAAGCTTCTCCAGTCTAACCAGGCCATGATCGCTCAGCAGAAAGCACAACAAGCAGCCCAGGATCCTGTGGTTCAAATGCAGCAACAAGAACTTCAGATCAAGGCGGCTGAGGTGCAGCGCAAGGCCCAGAAAGACCAGACTGACGCGCAGCTTCGCATGGCGCAGATTGAAACAGAAAGACAAAGAATCGCCACGCAAACCGAAGTCGAGGGCGCCAAGCTTGGCGCTCAGGTTGCAAAAGATCGCACTCAACAGGAGTTTGATGCAGCCACCCGTGCAGTTGATGAACAAATTAAAGGGGTGGAATTGGGTCTAAAAATGGGGGAAAAGATGATGCCCCAACAACCTAAAGGAGAGTAAATGGACGCATTAAGGTATTTGTCAAGTCAGATTCAAGAAGAACGCAAGCGGATGGCGGAGGACTTGTCTGACGGTATGGCGAAAGACCACAGCGAATATAAGTACTGCTGTGGAGTTGTGCGAGGGCTGTTAATTGCTAACAGCCTAATTCTTGAACTATCTGAAAGGTTGGAAAAAGACGATGAGTGAAATCCTGATTGGGTCTACAAGCGATCCAAACGAAGCAACCGTATTACCCGAAACGCCAGAGCAAAAAGCGAAGCAGCTTCCAGATCCGTCTGGTTATCGCATTCTCTGCGCTATCCCTGAAATTGATGACTCCTACGACAACGGCTTGATTAAAGCCGATACGACTGTGAAGTATGAAGAGCTGTTAACCACGGTTCTTTTTGTTATCAAGATGGGACCTGATTGTTATAAAGACGAAACCCGGTTCCCTTCTGGCCCATGGTGCAAGCAGGGTGACTTTATTTTGGTTCGTCCACACGCAGGAACACGGGTAAAGATTCACGGGCGGGAGTTCCGCATTATCAACGACGACGCTGTCGAAGGGGTTGTAGAAGATCCCCGAGGCATTAGTCGCGCATAAAGGAGTCAATCATGGCTGAAGAAAAAGATGTTCAAGAAGTAGAAGAACAGGAATCTCAAGAAAAGGATTTTGAGCTTGAGATAGAAGACGACACCCCAGAGCAAGACCGCGGGCGTCAGCCTTTGCCACAGGAAATGGTCCAGGAGCTTGAAGAAGATGAGCTTGAGGACTATTCAGAGAAGGTAAAAAACCGTCTCAAGCAGATGAAGAAGGTCTGGCATGACGAGCGCCGAGAGAAAGAGGCCGCTTTACGTGAGCAGCAAGAGGCTGTTTCTTTAGCCCAGAAGCTAGTCGAAGAGAATAAACAACTCAAAGGCCGGTTAACTGAGGGCGAAAAGTCTCTAATCATGACGGCCACCCGAGAGGCTGAGCTGGATATGCAGATGGCCGAAAGGGCTTACAAAGAGGCTTATGACTCAGGTGACTCCGATCAAATCTTGGAAGCCCAAAAGAAACTCAATACGGTTTCTAATCGGCTAGAGCGATTAAAAGGTTATAAGCCCGCTTTACAACCTCAAGAAAATAATGTACAAGTACAAAATCAACAGGCAGCAGCCCCTCGCCTTGACCAAAAAACGGATAGCTGGCGCAAACAGAATACGTGGTTCGGTCAAGATGAGGAAATGACGGCAACGGCGTTGGGCCTGCATCAGAAGTTAGAAAAACAGTACGGTGCGCAATACATTGGTACTGACGAGTATTGGAACACGGTCGATAAGACCATGCGAAAAAGGTTCCCAGATTACTTTGGGGACGAAGAGCCTGAGAAACCTCAGCGCACAGCAGCTACGGTTGTAGCACCCGCGTCGCGTAGTACGGCCCCCAAAAAGATCGTACTGAAGCAGTCGCAGTTGGCACTTGCCAAAAAACTTGGACTAACTCCTGAGCAATATGCGAAGGAATACGCGAAAACGATGGGAGCATAATCATGGCTGAAAACCGAACATCACGAGAAGTTGAATCACGCTCAAATACAGAGCGCCCCAAAACTTGGCAACCTGCTTCGACACTACCGGAGCCGGATAAACAGCCTGGATATGCGTACCGTTGGGTACGTGTTTCTTCGTTAGGACAGCATGACGCACGAAACATTTCGTCAAAGTTCCGCGAGGGATGGGAGCCTGTACGAATTGAAGAACAGCCTCAATTTAAGGCAATCGTCGATTCAAACAGTCGATTCAAAGACAACATTGAAGTAGCAGGATTGTTGCTCTGCAAGGTTCCTGAAGAGCTTATGGATCAACGCAAAGAGTATTACGCGAAGAAAAACCGCGCTCAGATTGAATCAGTAGACAACAACTTTATGCGAGAGAACGACCCGAGGATGCCTCTCTATAGTGAGAAGAAATCCAAAACGTCGTTTGGTAAAGGTATCTAAACTTTTTTAAATGAGGTCCTAAAATGGCTTATCCTACCGTTTCAGCCCCTTACGGGCTAATCCCGATCAATCTGGTCGGCGGTCGGGTGTTTGCTGGCGCGACCCGTCAAATTCCTATCGGCTCTGGAGAAGGCACATCCATCTTTTATGGTGATGTTGTTGCTTTCAATGCCGCTGGTAATCTGACCCGCGACGTAAGCACCGATGCTGCTACACCGATTGGTGTTTTTCTTGGTTGCTCCTACACCGATCCTACGTTCGGTAAGGTCTTCCGTCAGTACTATCCTGCCAGCACTGTCGCTTCTGACACTGTCGGTATTGTTTGTGATGACCCCGATGCGCTCTTTAAAGCCGCTGTTGTTGACACCGGAACTACGACTATCAGCTTCCTGAATCGTACCGATGTTAACCGCAACGCCGCTCTGGTTCAGAACAACGGTTCTACCATTACGGGTAACTCTGCTGTTGGTATCAATGATGCCACCAACACAACGACTACCCTCCCGGTTCGTATCGTTGACTTTGTTCCTGAGACAACCATTGCAGGTGAGCCTGGCTCCTACACGGAAGTTATCGTGAAGTGGGTCGCCGGTGTGCATCGTTATACCAACCCCACCGGTGTTTAAGGAGATACTTAAATGGCTATTTCACGCGCACAACTACTAAAGGAACTCCTTCCTGGCCTGAACGCTCTGTTTGGTCTTGAGTATGCACGCTACGGCGAGCAGCACAAGGAGATTTTTGAAACTGAAACTTCCGAGCGTTCGTTCGAAGAAGAGACCAAGCTGTCCGGTTTCTCCGCCGCTCCTGTCAAAAACGAAGGTTCTGCCATCGCTTATGACAACGCACAGGAAGTCTTCACAGCCCGCTATAACCACGAGACAATCGCTCTTGGCTTTTCGCTGACAGAAGAGGCAATTGAGGACAACCTCTATGACTCGCTCTCCAGCCGATACACCAAGGCTCTTGCCCGTGCTATGGCTTACACCAAGCAGACTAAGGCTGCTGCGGTTCTTAACAATGGCTTCGACACTGACTACCCCGGTGGTGATGGCGTGCCCTTGTTCTCCGCTTCGCATCCCCTGGTTTCGGGTGGCACAAACAGCAACATCCCCAGCACACCGGCTGACCTTAACGAGACTGCTCTTGAAGCTGCCGTTATTCAGATCGCTGCCTGGACGGATGAGCGTGGTCTTCTCATCGCTGCGAAGCCCCGCAAGCTTGTTATTCCTCCCAGCTTGCAGTTCGTTGCAACCCGCCTTCTCGAAACCGAGTTGCGTGTCGCTACGGCTGACAACGACATCAACGCTATCAAGTCCAACGGGTCTATCCCCGAGGGCTATACCGTTAACAACTTCCTGACTGACGAAGATGCATGGTTCCTCACGACGGACGTACCTAACGGTCTGAAGCACTTCGTTCGCACACCTATGTCCAATTCGATGGACGGTGACTTTGATACCGGCAACGTCCGATACAAAGCTCGCGAGCGTTACAGCTTCGGTTGGTCTGATCCTCTCGGTATGTTTGGTTCGATTGGTGCAGCCTAAGATTGGGGGCCTTGTGCCCCCTTTCTGTTTTACTGTATGATTTAATTAAGTCTAGGATTTACCACCCATGCAGACTGGCCTAGCAGACTTAGTAGAGACGGCATGGGGATGTGCTACTACACAAGGAGTCTTCAATGGCACGTACTACCTTTTCTGGCCCAGTTGCATCTGACAACGGATTTATTACCACAATTACGGATACCTCCACAGGTTCTTCCACATTTAATGCCAGCACAACCACGGTCACGATGACCGGTGCAGGTGGTGTTGGTGGACGTACTCTTTTCCAACTTAATGCCGACGCTGCGCTTGGTTCGTTCACCAATGCTCTTAAGGCTGAGGTTGTTTACGGCGCTTCTGGCCGCACGACTGGCCTGGGTTCAGCCTTTGTTGCTGAGATGACCCTCTCGGCTGGTACTTCTGCTGGTACGTATGCTCCTGTTGAGATCGAACTTAATGCTCCTACCGGCGCATCGACTGGCACAAGAACATCGTTTATCTACGCTTCAACCCAGGGTGCTGGTGTTGCTGCGGTTGACAGCAATGGCGTGTTTTTTAATCTCCAGGGTTTGACTGCCGGAGCAGGAAAAATGTTGGTTGCCGGAACGACTCTTGGTACCGCTTATGGTGGCCTTCGTGTTCGTGTTGGTTCGACGAACTACTGGGTTCCCCTGTACGCTGCTGAACCAAGCTAATGGCTGCGTTAGATAAAGAGTACCTGTTGAGCCTTAAAGCCCAAGCGACGGAACAGCGTCAAAAACACTGGGACATGGTTCAACAGGCTAACGGCGCAATCGCAATGGTGGATGTTTTGTTAACAGAACTCGACCGAGAAGAACCGGAGAACCAAGATGGCAAGTCAACAGTATGATATTTGGTCAGTAACACCAGAGGCCGATGTCGATTTTTACCGAGCGGCTGCTACTATTGCTGCTGCGGGCCCTTTAACACTACTTAAAACAATCCCAGGCCGCAATGGCTATGGGTTTAAAGTTTCGGTAACTTCTGACGGTAACGATGCGACCACAGTGTTTACGATCACAGGAACAATCGTCGGGCAGACAACCGATGGCGGTATTGGCACAGAAACAATTACAGGTGTCAACGCAAATACCGTTTCTTCAACCAAGTACTTCTCTTCTGTCACAAGCGTCGTAGCAAGCGCAACATCATCCAACGACGTAAGCGTTGGGTACACCGCTGATTTGGCCCTCCCGCGTACGCGAATTAAGGGTTTGTACTACGTAGGTAGCGGCACCGCAGGCAGCATTGTTATTACTTCAGCCAACGTGACAGCGCCTTTGTACAAGATTGTTACCCCAACCAACGGCGCTAGCTTTGCTGACAGCCTGTTTATGCCTGCTGAAGGCATTTTAGTGGGTGGTGATGCACGGGACGACTTTGCAACGGTAACGGTTACAAACGTAACTTCGTTTACTCTTCTGTGTGGCTAGCATGGCTAAGGGCATGGGCATCAAAACGTCGGTAAAAAGCGGTAACTTCCGACGAACAAAACAGGGCGCTGGCATGACGGAGAAAGGCGTAAAAGCCTACCGTAAGGCCAACCCCGGCTCTAAGCTACAGACTGCCGTTACAGAAGACAGCCCCACAGGCAAACGCGCAGCGCGGCGTAAATCGTTTTGTGCTCGTATGACCGGTATGAAGAAGTTAGCTAAGCCCGAAACACGCAAAGACCCCAACAGCCGAATTAACCAGTCATTAAAAAGGTGGAAGTGCTAATGAGCGTCGAACGTGAACTAGCCGAACACGGCGTTGAAATCAAGCACATCCAGGACGACATGGACCGGATGATGAAGGATATTGATGAGATTAAGCGCTCTCTGGCAGAGATAAACCGCACTCTTTCAGAAGCCAAAGGCGGCTGGAAAACAATGATGGCTGTGGCAGGACTAGCCGCCGCAGTAAGCGGCACATTAGGGTTTTTACTACATTATTTAACAGGGAAATAATCATGCCTCTTAAAATAACACCCAAGACATTTGGCGCAGCTTTTAGTGCTGCTCGTAAACGTGGCGATAAAACCTTTGAGTTTAAGGGTAAGAAATACACCACCCAAACCAAAGAAGAGAAAGACCGGGAAGTAACGCCCGAGGCTAAAAAGGTCATGGACCAGACGCGCAGGGATCGTGAAGGCAACTTCCGTGCTCAAGCACGTAAAGCTGATGTTGCTATGGAAACTCCTGAAGAGCGCGGCGCCATGAACCTTGAAGGTTTTAAGCGCGACAAAAAAGACATGGAAGGTTCTGGCGAGTATTCGCCGTTTAAAAAAGGCGGTTCAGTCAAGTCTTCCGCTTCCAAGCGTGCTGACGGGATTGCAATGCGCGGTAAAACCCGTGGAAAAATGGTCTGATGTACCTAACGAGCAACATTCCATATTTCAAGTGTTGGGTCAGGAAAGAGTTTACTCATGCGCACAACGATTACCACGGCGAATACATACACGGCCTGGCAGTTGCTGTCACGACGATTCCTGACCGATGCCTCAGCTTTCAAATCATCTTCACGGGACTTGAGGCTGAAGGAGAGCCAAACCCTCATGGCGGGGCTATGTGGGCGCGTATGCCGATCACTGCGCTTGTGGGTGACATCCCCCTTCAAGAGTGGCCAGAGCGTATGCAGACCCATCTGGCGCAGCCTTGGGACTGTAGCTCGTACAACCATGGAATTATTAAGATCGCCAGGGCACAGCCTTCGCCTTGGTTGTGCAAGATTGATAACGAGTTTCATACTGGAAGATATTTGTTTACAGTGGACTACGCCGAGAGCGATGTCTCTGAAGACCCCTCCCAGCATAAACAGAGCCATGTGTTAATGCTTACTGATGCAGGCAAATGGACGGGCAATATAGTGGCTTTACCCAACAATCGAGTGCGAGTTACCAGTCCTGCCTATTGGGTGACCGGAGAAGGAGCGCCTGATTTTAGACCGAGCCAATGGATTCACTGTGCGGAACAAGATGACTCGTACATGGACCCCGAGGTGACTTTTAACAACTTGTACAAGGAGTAGGAAAATGATGAAGGCAAAAATGGGCGCTTCTAAAATGGGCACAGTTAAAACAGCCAAGCCCGCTATGGGCAGCGCATCCAAGCGTGCTGACGGTATTGCTGTAAAAGGCAAGACCAAAGGGACAATGATGGCCGCTGGTGGTAAGGCTAAAATGATGGCGGGTGGCGGAAAAGCTAAGATGATGGCTAGCGGCGGAATGCCTATGGTCGAAAAAGACGGGAAGAAGGTTCCTGCTTTTGCGGCTGATGGCAAGGGCAAGATGGCTCGCGGCGGCATGGCTAAGATGATGGCCGGCGGTGGCAAAGCCAAAATGATGAAAAGCGGCGGCAAGTACTAATGATGCCGTCCCGTGGCATGGGGGCCATTAGGGCCTCCAAGATGCCTTCTGCCAAGACGATCACCCGAAAGGATGATCCGAACAAAGTCACCATGTACCGACAGGGAGGTGAGTCGCGTGTTAACGAGGCCGGAAATTATACAAAACCTTCACTCAGAAAGCGACTATTTGAGCAGATTAAAGCGGGTGGGAAAGGTGGAAACCCCGGGCAGTGGTCTGCCAGAAAAGCCCAAATGCTTGCCCAAGCTTATAAGAAAGCCGGCGGCGGCTACAAAGACTGACAGGTTTGAGTACCAGCCCAAGGAAGACGGCAATGTATTTCAATGGATTCTTTACTCGGCGCTCACCAAGCGGCACTTACGGAGGCTAGAAAGAGATGCCTTTGAAAAAGCCGCAGCAAAGTCTAAAGAATTGGACCAAGCAAAAGTGGACGACTAAAAGTGGCAAGCCGTCCACACAGGGTCCAAAGGCGACTGGGGAGAGATACCTCCCTGAGAAGGCGATTAAGGCTTTATCACCTGCGGAGTACGCAGCAACAACACGAGCTAAGAGAGTTGGAAAAAGAGCTGGAAAGCAGTTCGTCGAGCAACCTAAGCAAGTTGCTAGAAAGACCGCGAGGTTCCGATAATGGCTAAGGAAAAATGGATTCAAGAGGCAGTCAAGAAACCAAACGCTCTCCGAAAGTCGCTTGGTGTGAAAAAAGGCGAGAAGATTCCCGCGGGCAAACTGGCCGCAGCCGCCAAAAAACCAGGCAAACTTGGCCAGCGTGCTCGGCTTGCACAGACTCTAAGGGGCTTAAAGAAATGATTGACTTCGTTCAAAAGCAGCTAGAGGCTTCCGAGCGTTTGTTCAAAATGATGGCAGACGACCACAAAGAGCGCATGACGGGTTTGCAGGTCTGGATCGAGATGAACGAGAGCTATCAAAAGAAGCTGGCTGAAAGAGACGCAGAAATTGCGGAGCTTAAAGCTACAATTGCCGCATACAAAATAGCAGAGAAGTTGTAATGGAAATAACTACCCACCTGATTACTGGCATGATGGTGGGTATTGAGATTGTCCCCGGTGACGAGGATTGGCGGCACTGCCTGGTCTTAGACTTGTTTATTGTGCGGATTATGCTTCACTGGGGAGAAGACAATGTGGATAGCTGAATTTGTTCTCTGTACCATAACTCAGGGTTGCACGGGCATCGTGTTTGAAGACCAGACAAATTTTGTAACAAAAAATGAATGCGAAGCTTATACTGAGCACAAAAGTGATTTGATTGTAAAAATTATGAATGAATACGAGCAGATTGGTAAAATTTATTACGACTGCAAAAAACTTGGAACTGCAACATGACAACCTCTGGCACCTCAGGATTTAATTTAGACCTCAACGATATTATCGAGGAGGCTTTTGAGCGCTGCGGTGTTGAGGTACGTACTGGCTATGAGCATCGAACGGCCCGTCGGTCCCTAAACCTTTTGACAATCGAGTGGGCCAATCGAGGCATCAATCTGTGGACAATTGAGCAAGGCTCGATTCCTATGGTGCAGGGGCAGATTGTTTACACCCTTCCCGTAGATACGATTGATTTGTTGGATCAGGTTATCCGCACTCAAACCGGCGTGAACCAAACTGACATTAACATCAGCCGTATTAGTGTTTCTACCTACGCAACGATCCCCAACAAGAATACTCAAGGCCGACCTATTCAAGTCTGGATAGATCGACAGTCGGGGGCAACCGAGCCGACAGGTGTTGCTGCTCCAGAAATTTATGTTTGGCCTACGCCAGATCAGAGCAACTTCTACACTTTTGTTTACTGGCGCTTAAGGAGGATTCAAGATGCAGGAACTGGAACCTCGACCCAAGATATACCTTTTAGGATGCTCAATTGCCTGGTTGCGGGTCTTGCGTATTATCTTTCCTTAAAGATTCCCGAGGCAGCAAATCGGATTGAAATGTTAAAAATGGAATACGAAAACCAATGGCTTTTGGCTTCATCAGAGGACAGGGAAAAAGCTTCTTTAAGGCTGGCGCCAAGGGAGATGTTTTACTAATGCCACGTAAAGACCCGGAGGCTAGGAAAGCCTATCAAAAAGAGTATGCCGCAAAGCGAAAGGCATACGCTCGGGTTAAAGCATGGAGAGCAGCAAACCCCGAAAAAGTTGAAGAGCAAAACAAAAGGTATGCCGAAAAACATCCAGAACAACTAAGGCTAAAAGCGCTTCGCAGTAGACACAAAAATCTGGAAAAAGTCAGGGAACGTGACCGAGAAAATTCAAAGAAGTACAGGCTGGAAAATAGAGATAAAGTTGTTTTGGCTAAAAAGCAGTATGCCCAAAATAACAAAGGGAAAATAAACGCTGCTGTAGCTAAAAGAGATGCAGCCAAACTACAACGTACTCCAGCTTGGCTTACGGAAGATGATTTTTGGATGATACAAGAGGCGTATGCACTCGCTGCACTACGCACTAAATTGTTCGGCTTTCCGTGGCATGTAGATCATATTTTGCCGTTACAGGGTAAGGTTGTATCTGGACTTCATGTACCCATTAACTTGCAAGTGATACCAGGCAAAGATAACGTGCGCAAAGGCAATAGGATGGTGAACCATGCCCACTAAATATGCCTCTGGCAAATGGGCCATTTCGCAGTGTGACCGTTGCGGGTTTAGATACAAACTTAAAGAATTAAAGCAACTTGTTATTAAAACGAAAAATGTTAATCTACTAGTATGCCCAACGTGTTGGGAGCCGGATCAGCCACAACTGCAACTTGGTCTTTACCCGGTTTCGGACCCACAGGCTTTACGCAATCCACGGCCTGATACGACGTACTCACAGGCTGGTTTTACAGGATTGCAGATTGACTCTGGGTCTGGAGAATTTGGGTCTGGAGATCCTTCTGGTGGTAGTAGAATTATTCAATGGGGCTTTGCTCCTGTAGGAGGTGCTAGAGCAAATGCAGACGGTCTAACACCAAATAACTTGGCTTTAGGTATTACGCTTGGTACAGTAATAGTATCAACAACTTAGGAGTTAAAAATGTCTTCACACAACCAACCAAAACCGGTTCCGGTCCCTAACACAGCAGGATACCCTAACAATGTCCCCAATACGCAAACTGTTAAGACTCGTGGCACGGGCGCAGCTACGAAGGGCACGAACTCTTCTAAGAAGCTTGGATAAATGAACTACGCTCAGCTCTTTGAAACCATCAAGGGATACGTTGAAAACGAGTTCCCAAATACCCAGTTTACGGATTCGACTGGGGGCACAGGTACTTTTACATCCAAAGAGCAGATTGACACGTTCATCCAGCAAGCTGAGCAAAGGATTTATAACTCGGTTCAGTTTCCCAACTTTCGAAAAAATCAAACGGGTACGCTTACAGCCAACAACAAATACTTAGAGGCGCCAGTCGATTTTTTAGCCTCTTATTCTCTAGCGGTTATCACGGACGGTAGCTTTGAATATTTGCTAAATAAAGATGTGAATTACATCCGAGCGGCGTACCCAAGCCCGACAGATACTGGGATTCCGAAATATTACGCACAGTTTGACGACAACACCTTTATTGTGGGGCCAACGCCTGATGATGCTTATACCGTTGAACTTCATTACTTTTATGCACCAGAATCCATAGTTACGGCAGGCAATACATGGTTGGGCGACAATTTTGACTCCGCTCTTCTCTATGGCTCCTTGATGGAAGCCGCGACATATATGAAAGAAGAGGCCGATGTCTTGGCTAATTACAATAAGCGTTACGAAGAAGCAATGATTCTGGCTAAACGCCTTGGTGATGGGATGCTGCGCCGCGATGCTTACAGGTCTGGTCAGGTCAGAATGACGGTGAACTAAATGAGCTTCACTGGCAACTACACCTGCAATTCGTTTAAGTCCGGCTTGATTAACGGGGATTTTGACTTTGATACCGACACCATCAAGATGGCGTTGTATACGAACGCTGCGACTTTAGATGAAGATACAGCAGCCTACACAACCACAGGTGAGGTATCTGCGTCGGGGTACACAGCAGGTGGCGTTACTCTTACAGTCGAAAAAGGGCTTACAAATAACACCGCCTTCATTAGTTTTGAAAACGTCACAATCTCTGCCGCTTTTACTGCGAGGGGGGCGTTGATTTATAAGGATGGTGGAGCGGCTATTTGTGTCCTTGACTTCGGGTCTGATAAAACTTCTACAAATACGTTTATCGTTACATTTCCCACGGCTTCCAGCGCTGATGCACTCATAAGGCTGAGTTAATGTTCACCTCCTTTCACTCCGACCCACCAACAGTACAGATCAGGCCCATCCTGCTGTCAAAGCCACGCCCAGCCGAAAAGGACATCTATAAAACGATGTGGAGCAAGCCGGAGTACCGGACTGTGGCCCCAGGTGAGCATTGTGCAATGGACTTTCTGGCTCAGGCCCAGCCCAAAAAGGGCGAAACGGTGCTTGATCTGGGATGTGGAACGGGCCGAGGCGGTTTGGCGTTAGCTTTCTTTGGTGGTTTGAACGTCACCCTGGTGGACTTTGCCGATAACTGCCTGGACGAAGATATTCGCCCAATGCTTGAAACCCAAGCTCATGCTTTGCGTTTTGTGGAGCATGACCTGACAGAGCCGCTGACCCAAGGTGCTACCTACGGTTTTTGTACAGACGTTTTAGAGCATATTCCAACCGAGGATGTGGATAAGGTTTTGGATAACTGCCTAGCGGCCTGTAAGCACGTTTTCTTCCAGATTTCCACGGTGGATGACGTTATGGGTGGCATGATTGGGCACCCCTTGCATCTGACGGTCCAACCCTACGAGTGGTGGCTAAAGAAATTCACGGACCGAGGCTGTATTGTCCACTGGTCCAAGCAAGACAATATTTCCTGCATGTTGTACGTCTCGGCCTGGGTGCCGATGGACAAGGTTGAAGTCTCTGGCAGGCTTAACATTGAGCTTGAGCAGGTTCGTGAGAACGTCAGGCAGAACATCAAAAAAGGCTTCCAACAGGTCGTGCCGCATCCCACCAACGATGTCGAGGTGATGATCGTAGGGGGTGGGCCGTCCTTGAAGCGGGATATTGAAAAGGTCCGGGAGCTGCGGGACCAGGGCGTGAAGCTGATCTGCATGAATAACGCCTACAGCTTTTGCCTTGAGCACGGTATAACACCGTCTGCCTACATTCAGGTGGATGCTCGGGAGTTCAACACAAGGTTTGTTGATAAGGTTATCCCTGAGTGCAAATACTTTATTGCGTCGCAATGCCACCCTTCGATGTTTGACAAGCTGCCTAAAGAGCAGACATTTATCTGGCACACAAGCGCAGAAGATGTTAACGATGTACTGGCTGAAGAGTACAAGAATTGGTATCCTGTCCCTGGTGGCTCGACTGTCTTGTTACGAGCGCTGCCCTTGTTTAGAATGTTAGGGTTCAAACGTTTCCATATTTTAGGCTGTGATTCATGCTTAGAAGAGGGGGCGCATCATGCCTACGAGCAAAAAGAAAATGACGGGCAACCTGTTGTTTCTGTGCGTATCGGGGAAAAGGTTTTCTTTTGTCACCCGTGGATGGTTTCTCAGGCTCAGGAGTTTATTGACTTGATTGGCTGCATGGGGGACGTTATGGAGTTGGAAATTTACGGTGGGATGCTCCACCAAATTCTAGTGGATGGTGCTTCTCGCGCCGATTTAAAGGAGATTTAAAATGGCTGCTTCAGCTTGGCAACTTTACAATTCTGGTAAAAGGTACATCGGCAACGGCACGATCACGCTGGGTGCAGGTAGCTTCAAAATGGCTCTGTTTAATAGTGCCAGCAACACTTCGACTTTCACTCTAAGTACGTTTGCCTCATTGACCGGGCAGATTTCGGCAACCGGCGGCTACACTTCTGGTGGTAAAGAGCTTGTGCCTGCTACAGGCCAATGGACGGTTGGTGCTTCCGCAAAGCAGATGAAGTTCACTTACTCAACGGTGGGCCTAACATTTACAGCTTCTGGTTCAGCACTTACAAACGTAAAATACGCTGTGTTGACCTTTGGTGCGTCGGCGGGTGTGGCTTCTGCACGGAAACTCTTGTGCTTCTGCCAGCTCTCTTCAAGTCAATTCACGGTGGCAAGCCCCAATACGTTAACGGTTCTACCTGCTGCAACTGGTGTGTTTACATTGACCTAAGAGGACTAAGTGTCAGCCGGCTATGGCATAACTCCCTATGGTATAGGCGACTGGGGATCTGAAAACACAATCATCCCCGGTACAGGGAGTGTAACGACCCAGCACGGCTGGGGAATTGGTGCTTGGAACGGTAACTATGGTTGGGGTGAAGCAGACCTAAATACAGCTCCAACGATAGAACGAAGTAATATTATTCAGCCCGGAACAGGGGCAATTGCAGTAAGTGGTCAAACGCCTGAGACGATCTTTGCAGTATTCATAGCTCCAGGAAGCGGTGTTGTTTCGATTGTTGGGCAGGTTCCTCAGGTTGTAAGTGGTTTTGTTATTACTCCGGCGGTCAATGACCTTGTGTTTGTTGGGTCTGCGCCTGGAACGATTGAAGATGAGATTATCACCCCTGCGGGTGGGGCAACTTTAGTAGGATCTGCTCCCAGTGTGGTGGTTGCCGGTGAGATTAGGATCCCTGGCACGGGAAGTGTGGCGCTTGCTGGTGCGGCACCCACGTTAGACATAAGTAAGATATTTACACCAGCAACGGCGAATTTGTCGCTTGTCGGTCAGATTCCCGCACAGGATAAAACGGCGTCTCCTGCCGCTGGTGCAGTGGCACTTTTAGGTGCAGCACCGATTGTTCAACTAGGAATTGTTACAGGCCAGGCGAGCCTAAGTCTTGTTGGACACGCACCAAGCATATTACGAGGTCATGTGGCACTTCCGGGTTCTGGAGCCGTGACACTCGTAGGGGCAGCCCCTGTTATTAAGAACCCGAACTGGATACCGATTGATGACAACCAGACCGCAAACTGGCAGAATGTAGTTGATTCGCAGACCGCCAATTGGGTCGCTGTAGCAGCTTAAAGGAACCGAAAAATGGCAAGTACATATTCAACCAACCTGAAGATCGAGCTAATTGGCACCGGGGAACAGGCTTCCGTCTGGGGTATAACCACGAACAGTAACCTTGGCACAGCCTTAGAACAGGCAATTGTTGGAAAAGCCGACGTTGCAATGTCGAGCACCACGATCACGCTCACGCTTTCTAACTCCAACGCTGCCCAGGACGCACGGGCTATTTACTTGAATCTGACTGGTTCTCCTGGCGGCGCTGCTGTCTTGGAAGTCCCGGCGGTTCAAAAGCCCTACATCGTTAAGAACGGCTCGGACCAGCAGGTTACGATCAAAGTCTCAGGCCAAACCGGTGTACCTATCCCCACGCTCAAAACGGCGCTGGTCTATAACAACGGCACCGATGTCGTTACGGCTGTGGACTTTATCCCTGCGGTTGAGACGGCTGCTTTGGTTGCTACAACGGCTGACATTAACGGCGGTTCAATTGATGGCGCGACGCTGGGCACAAACTCGGCTATTACCTCCTTAGTTGCTACGACTGCTGATATTAATGGCGGTTCAATTGATGGTGTCACTTTAGGCACAAACAGCCCGGTAACCGAGGCAGATATTGACAACATCAACATCAACGGCAACAGCATCACCAGTACGAACACAGACGGCAATATTACGCTTGACCCTGACGGTACGGGGACGATTGAATTGTCTGGGCCTGTGTTGGTATCCGATAACTTAGTCACCCGAGCCACACTAAAAGACTATGCTATTGAGGGTTCTGCGGTAGGCAACACAGGAGCCACACGGACATTTGATTTGTCTGTGGCTAACTTCTTTTCGGCAACGCTGGATCAGGCATGTACCTTCACCTTCTCTAACCCACCCGCTTCTGGTGACTTTGGTGCTTTTGTGCTTGAGTTAACCAACGGCGGTGCGTATGCGATTACCTACCCTGCTTCTGTGGATTTTGTTGGTGGAGTAGCTCCGACTCTAACGGCCTCGGGCGTGGATCAATTGGTCTTTACGACCCGTGACGGCGGCACAACCTACTTTGCGTTTGTTGCTGGTCTTGACATCAAATCGCCTTAAGGACGGACATGGCTGACTTAACTGCAATGCTTCAAGCCGCTGCTGGTGCTGGCGGCGACTACCAAATCTCCCGCAGTCTGCGGTTTAACTCTGCGGATTCGGCGTATCTGAGTAGGACACCAGCAAGTGCGGGTAACCGCAGGACTTGGACTTGGAGTGGGTGGGTTAAGCGGAGTGCATTGGGCTTGTCTGGTTTGTTTAGTGCTGGCCCAGACAATGTAAACCAACATACTTTGACCTTTACAAGTAGCGATGCGATTCAAATACGGTTAGAGGTGGCAGATGCTATATCTTTTGACAGAATAACCTCGGCCCTTTATCGAGATGTTTCTTCTTGGTATCACATCGTTTTGGTTTGGGATACTACTCAAGCAACTGGGTCAGACCGTATTAAATTATATGTAAATAATGAGCAAGTAACAGACTGGGGCGGGGGAAATACAATCGGACTTCAAGACACAGATGGGTGGATAAACGATACAACATACGCCCATTCTATTGGAAAGGCACGAGGCGATAATGGCCCGGCTAACGGCTACATGGCCGACATAAATTTCATAGACGGTCAAGCACTAACCCCATCGTCTTTCGGTGAAGTGGATGAAACCACAGGCGTGTGGAAGCCTATTGCTTACGCTGGTACTTACGGCACTAACGGTTTCCATTTAGACTTCTCAGACAACTCCAGCACGACTGCGCTAGGCTACGATGCCGCTGGTTCTAACGATTGGACACCTAACAACTTCTCTGTAACTGCGGGTGCTGGTAACGATTCTCTGGTAGACACACCTACGCCCTACGGTACAGACACGGGTGCTGGTGGTCAGGTGCGTGGGAATCACTGTACGCTGAGTCCGTTAAGAACAAACTCTGCTATTACTTTGTCAAATGGAAATTTAGACGCATCCACAAGCACAGGAGGCAATAGATTTTGCTCGTCAACATTCGGCCTTAGTTCTGGAAAATGGTATTGGGAGTCCACAGTAACCAATACTCAAGAATTATTGATTGGCGTAGAAAGTGGCTCTGCTAATACGGGCGCATACCTTGGATTTGATGCAAATGGTTGGGGATATGACAATTTAGACGGGAAAGTCTACAACAATGGTGTTGGTGTTGCATACGGAAATACTTTTACAACCAATGATGTAATTGGCGTTGCTATTGATATGGACGCAAAAAAGATATGGTTTAGCAAGAACGGAGTCTTTCAAAATTCTGGATCGCCAACTAGCGGGACAAATGCGGCCGCAACAAACCTGCCAAGCACAGTTCTTCCAGCGGTATCCCCACTTGGGAATGTGTCTTCTTGTTCTAACAACTTCGGACAACGCCCATTTGCCTACACAGCCCCATCTGGTTTTAAGGCACTTGTCACAACGAACCTACCTGAGCCAACTGTTGTGCAGGGGAATGATTACTTTAATACGGTGTTGTGGACTGGTGATGGCGATGGTTCTGGTCAGGCAATTACAGGTGTTGGATTCCAGCCAGACTTTTTGTGGGGTAAGGTAAGGGACAGCGCAGATATTTCACACAGGCTAATTGATAGCGTTCGTGGTGTCACAAAACAACTTTACTCTAACTCTACAAGCGCAGAAAACACTAATGCAACAGAATTGCTATCTTTTGACTCCGATGGATTTACTGTTGGTTCGGCTACGGCATTAAACTGGGATACGCATCCTTTTGTTGGCTGGTGCTGGAAAGCCAACGGTGCTGGCGTAAGCAACACAGACGGTACGATTACCAGCACAGTCTCAGCGAATACAACTGCGGGGATTTCCATAGTTACTTATACGGGTAATGGTGTTGCTGGTGCTACGGTAGGCCACGGTTTAGGTGCGGTTCCACGCATGATTATTGTCAAGAACCGAGATCAAGCAGATGCTTGGCAGGTTTATCATGCCGCCAATACCGCAAGCCCCGAGACAGATTACTTGGTGCTAAACACAACTGCGGCAACTGCGGATGCGCTAGACAGGTGGAACGATACTGCGCCTACTTCAAGCGTGTTTTCTTTAGGCGATGGTGTAGAAGTTAACACGAACACAGAAGACTATGTTGCCTACGCTTTCGCAGAAATAGAAGGCTTCTCCAAGTTCGGGAGCTTAATAGGGAACGGATCGGCAGATGGCCCCTTTGCCTTTTTAGGTTTCCGCCCAGCCTTTGTGATGCTCAAGCGAACAGACTCCACAAGCAACTGGACTATTCTTGATCTGAAGCGTGAGGGCTACAATGTGGATAACGACCCTCTGTTTCCTAATCTAAGCAACGCAGAAGGCACGACTGACCTAGCCGACCTGCTTTCTAATGGATTCAAACTACGGTCTACGGATGCCTCTGTAAATGCTTCTGGTGGAACCTATGTGTTTGCGGCGTTTAGTTCTAATCCATTTAAGTTCAGTCTTGGGAGGTAAGATGCCTAAAAAAATAGAAATGCTTGGCAAAAAATTTGGAAGGTTAATTGCCACGCAACAGACAGGTAAAGATAAACACGGCTATCGTTATTTATTTACTTGTGACTGTGGAAATGCAAAAGACATAAGTGGGGCTTCAGTTCGTGCGGGCCATGTTTTATCTTGTGGATGCATCAGATCAGAAACAACTGCGGCTAAGAATTTTGTGCATGGCATGGTTCATTCTGGTGCTTACAGCTCTTGGCAAGCAATGAAAACCAGATGCAACAATACCAATCAAAAGGCCAACGAAAGATATAGGTCTATTGGGTACGATAAAGACTGGGAATTGTTTGAGAACTTTGTGCGGGATATGGGCGAGCGTCCACATGGGATGACCTTAGACAGGATTGATAATTCAAAGGGCTACTCAAAAGCAAACTGTCGTTGGGCAACGCCAGCGCAACAAAGCAGAAACACTCGGCAAAATGTTTTTATTACGCACAACGGAAAGACGATGTGCATGAAAGACTGGGCTAACGAAACTGGTATTCCTTACCCAACCATTCAAGATCGGGTTCGTAAAAATAAAACGCCCGAAGAAATCTTAACCGTTTAGGAGCTACTCATGTATTGCATCGTACAAAACAACGAAATAGTTAAAACAGGTTCTATAAAGTCTCTGTTTCCGAATGTTAGCTTCCCTGCGGGTGGTGCATCTGCCCAGTTCAAAGCAGAGAACGGTGTTGTGGAAGTGGTTAGCGGTGAGCAGAAAGACCAAAGGTTCTACTGGGTCACTCCTGCGAATCCTCATCTGCAACTGGTGGACGGTGTTCCAACATTCGTATTCACGAACACACCTAAAGAGCTTGAGGACAGGGAAGAAGTGGATGAGGACGGTAATCCTCTGTATGTAAAAGTCTTGGGTGAAGTAGACGGTGAACCCGCAATGGTGGACTCTGCGGAGCGGCTGGTTACAAAAGGGCTGAAGTCACAATGGATTGCACAGACCAAAGAGAACTCAAATAAAGCACTCGCACCGACCGACTGGTATGTCATCAGGAAAGCAGAGCGAGATGTTGCCATCCCCGCAGAGGTTGTCGCAGAGCGTCAGGCGATTATTGATGCTTGTACCGCAAAAGAAGCGGCGATTACTGCGGCAACGACGATTGAAGAGTTAATGACGGCAGTTCAAGGTGCTTAGTGGATCCAATAACCCTGCTTGCCGCCTGTACTGCTGTATGGAACGGGATAAAAAAGGCATCCGAGTTTGCTCAGGAGGCCGAGGGCGTTTGGTCACAACTTAGTAAATACGCAGGGCTTGCAGACCAGCTTGAGCAGCACATAACGACTGCCAAGAACAAGCCCCAGAAGCCCAAGCTCTTCGGTAATTTAGAGTTTGGCAACGACACGCAAGAAGCCTTCAACGTCTTTGAGGCCGAGCATAAGTTGATGCAGATGGAAGCGGAAATAAAACACGAGTTCTTATACGGTGCCTTTGCCGATCTTGAGGGGGGCTACGGAAGCCTGGATGGGTACCGCAAGTTTTTAGAGATGCGCCGCAAGATCAGGGCTGAGCGGATTCGCATGAAGCAAGAGCAAGAGATGATGCAAAGGAAGTTCTGGGACGACATGTTCCTTTATGGTGGTGTCTCAGCCGTCGTGGTGGTTGGGTGCCTACTTTTATACATGGCAATTGACTTTATTTTTAGGTACGCAAAATGATTCCCTTAGCCGCAATTCTTTCAATAGGTGAGAAAGTTCTTGACAAAGTTCTCCCGGACCCAGAGGCCAAGGCCAAAGCGCAGGCAAGTCTTATGGAGATGGCGCAGCGGGGTGAGCTAGCCCAGTTAGAAGCCCAGGTCAAAGAAATGCAGTCTGCCCGTGACCGGGAGGTTCAGATTGCCACCAGCGAGTTTGCTCCAATGCTGAGCAAGATCGTCACGCCCCTGCTTGCGCTTGGTACGGTAGGGTTAACCTTTATTTTGTTCGGGGTCATCATCTTTGTGGATGTGGATGCCGACTCCAAGGACATCTTGATTTATGTACTGGGTGCGCTGACCTCTGCGGTTACGATGGTGTTGGGGTACTACTTTGGATCGTCTGCTGGCAGTAAGGAAAAGAGCGCCCAGCTTGATGACATCATGGAAAAGAAAAAGTGAACCTGACCCAAAACTTCACCCTTTCCGAGATGACCAAGTCAGAGACGGCTCTGCGCTTTGGTATGGACAACACGCCAACAAGTTCTGAAATTGAAAACCTTCGTATCCTTTGCGAAAACGTTTTACAACCTGTGAGGAATTACTACGGCATGGGGGTCAAGGTCAACAGTGGGTACCGGCATCCGCTTGTAAACGCCAAGGTTGGTGGCAGTGCAACATCGGATCACTGCAAAGGCTTTGCCGCAGACATTGAGATTCCTGGTATTGCCAACGCTGATTTGGCCCAGTGGATAGCAGACAATTGCGATTTTCGTCAATTAATATTAGAATTTTATACACCGGGCATACCTGATTCGGGTTGGGTTCATGTTTCTTATGACCTCAATGACTTAAAAAAGCAGGTGATGACTGCTACAAAGCAAAACGGCAAGACTGTTTACCTAACTGGACTTGTAGCCTAATGTCATTTTTAAAACTTGTTTTCAAGCCCGGAATTAACCGTGATCAGACAAACTACTCTGGTGAGGGTGGCTGGTGGGACGGCGATAAGATTCGGTTCTTTTCTGGGTTTCCACAGAAATTAGGCGGCTGGCAAAAAGCAACTCCAAATCCGTTTATTGGTGTGTGCCGTCAGGTCTGGAACTGGGTAACGTCTTTTACGGATAATTTTCTTGGGGTCGGCACCGACGTTAAACTTTATGTTGAAGTGGGTGGGCTTTTTTATGACATTACTCCCCTGCGAACGACCCTAGCTACGCCAGCAACCGACAACTGCGTCGATACAACAAACACCTCAACAACAGTCAATATCAACGTCACAGCGCACGGCTGCTTGTCTGGAGATTACGTCACAATTTCTGGCGTAACAGGCGATGTGGGTGGGGTGCCTGATGCTGAAATTAATACCGAGCATGTTGTGACTCGGGTGGACGCAGATAACTTCACTATTACCGTTACCACAGCAGCAACTTCTACAGCCACTGGTGGTGGCACGGCTATCGACATTGAGTGCCAAATACATCCAGGGTTTCCCCTTACGACCGAGGGTTACGGCTGGGGCGCTTCTGTTTGGAACGGTTCTTATGGATGGGGCCTTTCCGGTGATACGCCCGTTGACTTGATGCAGCGGGATTGGTTTTTAGATAATTTTGACAATGATCTTGTTGCTAACATCCGAAAAGGTGCCATTTATTATTGGGAGCGCGGGGCGCTAGCAACCCCTTCAACCGCCTTAGGCACTCGGGCTATACTGCTTTCAAATTTAACGGGGGCTAATTCTGTGCCTAATGTGGCGATGCAGACCCTTGTTTCTCAGAATGATAAGCACCTTTTGGCCTTTGGTTGCCAGCCTTACGCTGGTGGTTCGACCGACTACGACCCCCTTTTAATTCGTTGGGCCAGCCAAGACGAACCTCAGTATTGGAATCCCACAGGCACAACGCCGGGTGGTTCTGCTAGCAGTGCTGGATTTTTACGAGTTTCACGAGGTTCAGAAATTGTCCGTGCGTTACCGACTCGGCAAGAGATTATGGTCTGGACGGATACAACTCTTTATTCTCTGCAATACCTTGGAACAACCGACGTTTTTGCATTGCAGCAGCTTGCTGACAACATCTCTATTATTAGCCCACGAGCAGTAGCCTCAGCAAACAACATTACGTACTGGATGGGGACAGATAAGTTTTACGCCTATACCGGACAAGTTCAAACACTGCCAACAACCGTCAGAGAGTACGTTTACAAAGATATTAATTACGCCCAAGCCGATCAAATTGTTGCGGGCACTAACGAAGGGTTTAATGAAATCTGGTGGTTCTACCCAAGCGCTAACTCCAACTGGAATAACAGGTATGTGGTATTTAATCATCTGGATCAGGTCTGGTTCTTCGGAAATCTGGGCCGTACAGCATGGCTAGATACACCACTAAGGGATTTCCCCACTGCCCTATTTACAGAGCCATACACCTATAGCGACACGATTGCTGGTAGTCCAAACGATGGGTATTTATATCAACACGAGGTCGGTGTAGACGACGATGGTTTGCCTATGGAGTCCTACATTCAGTCTAACGATTTTGATTTGGCTGAGGGCGATCAATTTATGTTGACCCGACGTATGCTTCCTGACATCAATTACAACCAGTCTACGGCAGCAACACCGACAGTGACTTTAGCCGTGCGCCCACGCAACTTCCCAGGCTCTCAGTATCAAGGTGACCCATCGGACACACAAAATGTTATTGAGACAACGACAGATATTTACACAAACCAGGTCTTTGTTCGTGCTCGTGCTCGTCAGATGGCGCTAAAAGTTGCCTCCGACCAGCTTGGGGTGCAGTGGCAGTTGGGTTCGGTAAGGCTTGATGTACGACCGGATGGACGACGCTAATGGCGCTGGTTGGTTTTAGGGCACCTGCCTTACCCCTGCCTCCTCCTACTTACAGCTCTCAACAACAAGCCGAACTTCTCCGTGCGCTAAGACTTTACTTTAACCTGCTTGACTCTTTAGCCCCTCAACAGGCTATTTCGTATACGGCGGATCAGTTCATTGGTGGAGAGATTTCTGGGTCAAGTATTACAGGCGGTATTCTTGCAGGATTTAACCGTGGGATTGAAGCGCCGTATGTCATGCTTATGTCAAACCAAGACCAGGCAAACGCTGGCGCTACATCGGAAAATATTGTAACCTTTAACCAAATTGTACTAAACAACGGCATCACGGTTCAGGACAGCACAAAGATAAGGTTTGATTACTCTGGGCAGTATCTGGTCAACTTTAGGCTTCAGGTTGTCAATAAGAGCAACGCCGTTAAAGAATTTGAAGTCTGGGCTAAAAATTCAGGCACAAACTACCCCTTGAGTAATACTCGGTTTGATGTTGCAGCACGGAAAAGTGCGTCAATTTATGGGCATACTGTTGCAAATGTAGCCGGTATTTTTACTGTTAATGCTAACGAGTACTTGGAGCTTGCGTGGTGGGGCGAGGATACGGATGTTGAACTAGAACACTATGCTGCTGGAACAAGCCCGGTTCGCCCCGAGGTACCTTCGGTTATTTTAACGGCAGCATTTTTATCCGCTAGACCGAAGAAGTTTATACCGACACTGACAGGGGGTTTGAGTTTATCTGGCACTGCACCATCAATTAACATCGGTATAGTTCCTGGAGCAAACAACTTAACAATTGCAGGTGTAGCGCCTACAATAACCATAGCGTAATTAGGACTAAATTATGAATACTCGTGGATTACCAGCAATTAGACGCTATGTAAGCGGTGGTCAGATTAACGCTATTTATGATGCGCTTTTTGATCGCCCCGCTGATTCCGAAGGTATGGCGTTCTACGCCCCGTTGCTAGCAAACAAAAGCTATGAAGAGGCAGTAAAAATTATTGCTGGGGGTGCTAGAAATCAAGACATAGCTACTGAAGCTGAAATGCAACAGGCCGTGGCAGATTTTAATGCGCTTATGGATAAAGGGGACTATGGGGCAGCAGCTTCTTTTGCGTCTAACGCCGGTGTCGATCCTGACGTTGTTGCTAATTATGTTAACGAAAATTATGGGGATCGCTTTGGCGGTGCCACTGTAACGGCTGATACGGTTAAACAAGCTGCCAGAAATTATGACGTTATTGATTTAGATTTAGGGCCAGCCAGACCCATACCGCAACCTTCTGTAAACCTCAGCACCGTAAACCCAAATACAACTTTAAACACCGGAGCAAACACAGGAATCCCGACAGTAACTCAACTTCCTTCTAATTCACCTGAGGTTAACGCTAAAAGTCTTCTTGATCGTGTCTATAACGATGTTCTTAACAGGGCGCCGACTCAAGCAGGGTATGACTACTATCTGCCTAAGATTCTTTCAGGTGAGCTTACTGCGAACAACATTATTCCAGCGGTCACAGGGGGTGCAGAATCTTCGGCGGATAGGGCTGCTGCTACTAATTACGCACTTAAAACAAACTTAGCTGACTTTGATACGTTGATAGCTAACCGTGATTTTGTGGGGGCTAAAAATCTTCTCGATCAAACAATAAATCAATACTATCTTGATCCAACCGCCTCTTACGCAAACATCGCTGAGTATTTAAACGAAGACCCAAAGTTTGCAAATATTAGAGCAGCAAATAAAGGTCAACTTTTTGATGTAGACGACATTCGTGATTTTGGTAGTGCTGTAGATGCATCTGGTACGAATACATCTGGCGAAAAGAAAATTAAAGCCGGTATGGATGATCCTCTTGAAGACCCCGGTACTGACTTTGTTCAAGCTGTTGTGACTGACGAAGCTGGTAATATTCTTTCGGGGCCTCCTGACAAAGTAATTCCCGGGATACCAAAGTTTGCTCGTCAAGAGTTCAC